ACCAGAATATCGAAGACTGGACTCTTTGGGTAGATGATAAAGAGTATAACCTAAAGAAGGGTGATGCTATTATCTTTAGTGCTGTTAATCAGGTTCACTGGAGACCAAAGCGTAAGTGGAAAGAGGGAGAGTTCTGCGAAATTGTAAGCTTTGACTACTGCCCAGTTACCAACTATCGATGGACTGGACAGACTAATCCAATTGACCCAATGGAAAGATTCCAAGAGCGACAGGCATATCAGGATGAGGTTGCAAAGCATCCTAAGATGATTGCTGCATGGGACATCTATAATGCTATGGGTCTAGAGGCTGGCATTCCAAACCAAGATATTGCAGGTTTCGCTGATGCAGAATGAAACAACTCTAGATATGATTAACGGTCTTGCAGATATCGCAGATTATATGCAGGACGAGGAACTGACGACAGCATTAACTTTTATTGCTAAGCTTATTGTTAAGCCAGATATTCCTCTACAAGTTGCAACAATTGAGATCGTACGCCTACAGGCAATTGCTGCTAAAATGTCTTTTAAGGCAACCTGGATGGCTAACGTAGATAAGGGAGATAGAGCGAAGAAGAACTTGTACTTTACCGCTGCAGAATCAATCAATAACTTGGTTGCTGCACTAAAGTACATTACTCGCTAAGTGGTATTATGGCTAAAAATTTATTGAGTCAGGTAATGTTGAAAAAGGTTGAAGAAAAGCCTAACATGTTTATTAAGCCTGAAGAACTGATTGCAAAAATTCATCATGGATATACTGTAACTCGTGTAGCAAAGTTTCAGAAAAAGAAAACTTTTGCACCAAGCACGATTGCGTATTCACATGGTGAGTGTCCTAGATACTGGTACCTAGCGTTTGATGGTGCCATGTTTGAGGACAACGCTGACGCATATGGTGTAGCTAATATGACATCTGGAACTTTGTCTCACGATAGAATCCAGGCTGCCATGCTTAACTCTGGGTTAGCAAAAGAGTTTGTTGATGATAACGGCAACAAGACTACTGAGTTTAAAATCGTTAGCCAGGATCCACCAATTTTTGGATATGGCGATGCAATGTTGGAATGGGCTGGGGAAGACATTGTTGGAGAAATTAAAACCATGCCAAGCGAAGGATTTGAATACAGAAAGGCACATGGGAAGCCAAAGACTGGCCACCTAGTTCAGCTGCTTATTTATATGAAGATTCTTGGCAAATCAAAGGGTGTTCTTATATATGAGAATAAGAATAACCATGACTTGCTGGTGCTGCCTATTGAGGTAAAGCCAGGAAGCTATCTAGTATCGTGGGTAAACCAAGCTTTTGATTGGATGAGAGTGGTTCGAAAGGCATGGGTTGATAGAACTCTGCCAGAAAAGAACTACCGTTCAAATTCAAAAATTTGTAAGACGTGTCCTATTCAGGCTGCGTGTGCAGAGGCTGGCAAGGGAGAGATCAAAATTAAATCTCTGGAGCCAATAGATGAAGCACTGTCAATGGTGTGATACCAACTTTATACCAAAAACTTCTTATCAGATATATTGTTCATCACTATGTCGTGAGCAAGCAACTAAAGAAAAAATAGCACAGCGTTATGAGAAGACACGTAGGGAGAGGCGAAAAAACAAAGATCGTCGCTGCAAAATATGTGATAATCTTCTGTCAATATATAACGATGAAAAAACATGCGAGTCATGTCTGATTGATCCAAAACAGATCAATCGTGTACTTAGACAAATTAAGGGGATAGCAAATGGCAAAACTGAACTCAATAGTGGGGAAGCCAGCAAAGATCCTAGCAATTGATGCAAGTACAAACAGTCTTGCATTTGCTTTTTTTGATTCAAAGTCGCTAGTATCTTTTGGTAAGATTAAGTATAGCGGTATAACGACATACGACAAGGTCATAGATGCATGTAAGAAAACAAAAGCTTTCTTGGACATCTATGGCCCTGTCGATGCCATTGTGATTGAGCACACAGTATTTATGAATAGCCCTAAGACTGCAGCAGATCTTGCCCTTGTCCAGGGTGGACTACTAGGGGCAGCAGGCCTTTCTGGGGTAACGCAGATCAAGTCTGTAGCCCCAATTACTTGGCAAAACTACATTGGCAATAAGAAACTAACTAAAGAGGAAAAGCTTGCTATTCGTAACCAAAATCCTGGCAAGTCTGAGTCATGGCTTAAAACATATGAAAGAAATCTCAGAAAAGAAAAAACTATTAATTATATTAATATTCAATATGATAGGATGGTCAGCGATAATGACGTTGCTGATGCTATTGGTATTGGGCATTATGCTATAAATAACTGGGAGAGGTTGACAAGCTGATGGCAAAGCTGTATACTAGTGAGGCATGGCTTCGTAAAAGGTTCGTTATGGACAAGAAGTCACCAGAAGACATAGCAAAGGAATGTGGAGTTAGTTTAGAAACTATCTACGTATATCTTGCAAAATTTGGACTAAGAAAGAGCAGACGATGAGCGATAAGCTAAAAATTACGGTTGACCAGGTCAATCATCCAACACACTATACCAGCCACCCAAGCGGTATTGAAGCACTCCAGATTACTAGACATATGAACTTTAACCTAGGTAATGCAATGAAGTATATTTGGAGAGCTGGGATTAAGAGCGAAGAGAAGCACATCGAAGACCTTGAGAAGGCTATCTTTTATATTCAGGACGAAATCAAGCGTATTAAGGGTGAGTTCTAGTTGGGTCGTAAGAAGAATGCTGCACCAGTAGCTCCTAGTAAATTTACTAGAGAGCATTCAATGCTAGTTAATGGCTTTGAGGTGGTTCGTGGTGATATAATTAAAGTTAGTGGAGAATACGGACTAAAGTTCAAATTCGATGCTGTAGTGACCAACACAGAGACAGGATCTGTTTGGGTTGACTGCTTTGAAATCTTTAGGGGTCAAAGCCATAGCTACAGGTCATTTGCTTTAGATAAGGTTAAGAGGATTCCACAGAAGGGCAAGAGGGCAAAGAAGAATGTCTCAGCAGATTGAATATCTAGACTATCCAACAAGGGTCTGGATTATTGACGACTTTTTTAGTACAGACCTTGCTACACAGCTTTCTGACGATTTTTATAGCTATGATGATGAGAGATGGCTAACAAGAAACAACTCAGAGTTTGAAGAAAAGCTTCTTTCTACACATTGGGACTGGTATCCTAAATCTTTTTATAAGACATTTTTTGATTTGACATCTGCTGAGTTTACAAAGGTTCTTGAAGAGCTGACTGGTATTGATGGGCTTATTGCAGACTATGGCTTACATGCTGGTGGAATGCACCTACACGCAAGCAATGGCAGACTTAACCTGCACCAGGATGCAAAGGTGCATCCAAAACTTGATCTAGTAAGAAAGCTAAACCTAATTGTTTATTTAAACAAAAACTGGGAAGATGAATGGGGTGGAGAGCTAGAGTTCTGGAGTGATAAGGACGGAGAGCCTAATGAGCTAGAGTTCTATGTCGAACCAAAGTTTAATCGTGCAGTCCTATTTGAAACAGATAGAGATTTTTGGCATGGTCTTCCAGAGATGATTGCTGCACCTAATGGTGAAAACAGACAAAGCATTGCTATCTTTTATTACATTAAGTCTGATGATGCTCTTGATATGCCAACAAGATCGAAGTTTGCATTAACTGATGAGCAAAAGATGAACCCAGAACTTGTGGCTAAGAACGAAGAAAGAATGAGAACGGCTTTTAAATATGGAAGATAAGTTAGTAGAGCACCTTGATAATGTGAACAAGGTTGTAGAGAAATACCTTGCTGGTAGTGACCCAACACAGATTTCAAAAGAGCTGTCTATGTCAAGACAGACTGTGGTTGGATACATTAGCGAATGGAGACAAATGGCTGCAGACAATGCAGCTATCCGTGCTCGTGCTAAAGAAGCATTAGTTGGTGCTGATACACACTATAGCAAGCTAATTTCAAAAGCTTATGAGGTTATTGAAGAGGCAACGACTACTGCAAATCTTAGTGCAAAAACCCAGGGCATCAAGTTGGTTATGGACTTAGAGAAGACACGTATCGAAATGCTACAGAAAGCAGGCTTGCTAGAGAACAAAGAGCTTGCCGAAGAAATGATTGAGATTGAAGAACGCCAAGAAGCATTGATTCAAATCCTTAAGGATATTGCATCTGAGTACCCAGAAATCCGTGACGAAATTATGAGAAGACTTTCTAGGGTTAGTAAGCAAAAAGAAACAATAACGATTGTGAATAATGATGTTTGATGATTTCTTAGAAGCACTAAAGGCTGATAACTTTGAAGAGCGTCCAGTAGACGCTAAGACATTTGTTGAGGGTGAAGACTACCTAAATCAGCCACCGCTATCTGAGGTCCAGTATGACATTGTAGAGGCTATGAGCCAAGTCTACAAGCTGGAAGATCTTATTGATCTGATGGGAGAAACTGATGGTAGAAGATACTATAAAAAGTATACGAAGAATGAAGTTATTCTTCAGCTCGGCAAAGGTTCTGGCAAGGACTTTACCTCTACGGTTGCATGTGCTTACATTGTCTATAAGCTATTATGCCTTAAGGATCCTGCACGATATTTTGGTAAACCTAGTGGTGATGCCATCGATATCATTAACGTTGCTATTAACGCACAGCAGGCGAAGAACGTATTCTTTAAAGGCTTTAAAACAAAAATTGAGAAATCGCCATGGTTTGCTGGAAAGTATAACCCAAAGGCAGAGTCTATTGAGTTTGACAAGTCTATCACAGTATACTCAGGTCACTCAGAAAGAGAGTCTCACGAGGGTCTCAACCTTATTCTTGCGGTACTTGACGAGATTTCTGGATTCGCTACAGAGATTGGAACTGGTAATGATCAGGGTAAGACTGCAGATAATATTTACAAAGCGTTCCGTGCGTCTGTTGACTCTCGTTTCCCAGATCTTGGAAAAGTAGCACTACTCTCCTTTCCACGTTTCCCTGGAGACTTTATTTCTACAAGATACGATGCAGTGATTGCAGAAAAAGAAGTCATAACAAAGCAGCACAAGTTTATTATGAACGAAGACCTGCCAGAAGATGCTGAAGGCAACTCGCTAGAAATTGAGTGGGATGAGGACACAATCATCTCATATAAGTATCCAGGAATGTTTGCTCTTAAGCGTCCTACATGGGTAGTTAACCCTACTCGTAAGATTGACGACTTCAAGCTTGCATTCTTTACGGACATGGGAGATGCTATGCAACGTTTTGCATGTGTCCCAACATACATGTCAGACGCTTTCTTTAAGCAGAGAGACAAGGTTCGTGCAGCAATGACAATTCGTAATCCACTGGATTCGTTCAGAAGGTTCGAATCTTCTTTTGAGCCAGACCCAGAAAAGATCTACTATGTTCACGCTGACCTTGCTCAGAAGCATGACAAATGTGCAGTTGCAATTGCTCACGTAGAAAAGTGGGTAAATGTTCAAGTAGTTAAAGACTACCAACAGATTGCACCAATTGTTGTGGTTGATGCCGTAGCATACTGGGAACCAAGAATAGAAGGACCAGTAGACTTGTCAGAAGTAAAGCAATGGATCCAGAACCTGAGAAGAATTGGTTTTAATATTGGAATTGTCTCATTTGACCGCTGGCAGTCATTTGATATTCAGAATGAGCTGAAGCAGATTGGAATGAGAACTGATACTGTTTCTGTTGCCAAAAAGCACTATGAAGACATGGCTATGCTAGTCTATGAAGATAGACTTGCTATGCCTGCAATAGACCTGTTGTTCGAAGAGCTAACAGAGCTAAAGATTACTAAGAATGGTAAGAACGTTGACCACCCAAGAAAGCTGTCCAAGGACCTAGCTGACGCTGTGTGTGGAGCCATTTTTGGTGCTATAAGTCACACACCAAGAGACCTAAACCTTGAGGTTGAGGTACATACTTTTAAAGACAGACCTAAAACTGAACTTGACAAGCAAAAAGATAGTGTGATACAATATAAACCTATGCCAAAAGAGGTAAGAGACTATTTGGATAGGTTCGAGTTAATCTAAACAAACAATATAGAAAAGGAAAACATATATATGACTTCAATTAAGAAGATCGCATTCGCATTGGTTGCAGCCACTGCCCTTGCAACATCAGTAATCGCAACACCTGCAAGTGCTGCAGTATCTACTGCTCTAACAGTTGGCGGAAACGCTGCAGTTGGCGGTACCGCTGTATCAGCACCAGTAGCACTTCCAGTACCTGCAGATAACTCTGTAGATGCTGTAGACGCACTAAAGATTGCCCTAACAGGCCTTGACACTGGAACAACTGTTTCTGCTGTCGCAACTAACGGTAAGATTGTTACTGCACTTGCTGCTGCAGGTGCTCCAGTAACTGCTGCTTCAGGTACTTCATCTGTATCGATTTCAACTGGTACTGGTACTACTGCAGATATCTACGTATTCACAACTACTACTGCAGTTGGTACTGTAGCAGTTACTGTTGGTGGAAACACAACTACATACTACTTCCAGGGTACTGCTGGTGCACTAAATGCAATTGAACTTGCTGGTGCAACTTCAGGTGCTGCAGGAACCGTATACACTGCAACCGTACGTGGTGTTGACGTATTTGGTAACGCAAAGGGTGGTGCATCAATCAGCCTTCAGGTTGTAACAAACACTGCATCTACTACTTACGCATTGACAACTGACACTGCAACTGCAACTCTTGGAACCAAGACTCAGGATGTAACACTTCCTGCTGCTGGTACTGTTCGTCTAATTGCAACTGCAACTGTCGCATCTGCTGTTACTGGTCTAGCAACTCCTGTTGCTGTCCGTGTTGCTGATGTTACAGTTCGTGACCTTGTATCAGAG